GATAGCGTCAAATAGTTCTTGACCTTCTTCGTCGTTTAACTGTTCTCTTTCCTTAAAGAAATTAACATAACGATGTACTGTCTCTTCCCATGTCTCTCGACGGCCTTCACTTTCTAGCCATCGTGCATAGCGGCTCTTGTGAATAAAACTTTGATACTGGTCCATTAACCCATTCTCCCTTGTATTTCGGATACGTTATCCGTGCCTATTGCGTCATCGCAATATGTTATTAAATCCATCAACTCATAATTCTTTAGTAGAATATCAGCGTTCTGATTTAGTTCTTGAATATACTTATACTTACCATCTAAAGGAATGTTATCGTATATAGTCATTGCATCGCCGTAATCATTTATAAGCTGTTCTGCTCTCTTCGGGCCAATACCATTAATACCTGGAACATTATCTCCTTTATCTCCTGTAAGACACTTGAAAGAGATATACTCCTCAGGTGTTACATTGTAATGTTCACTCCAATTATTTATTGTTATCTCTTTTCGAGTAACGTAAGAAAACCTACTTACTCCTTCCTGAATTAATAAGTCCCAATCTCGGTCACTAGATACTAGCCAGATATTGTTTAACTTATATTCTTCTTTTTGCTTTACAAGGTGGGCAGCAAGATCATCTGCCTCTACACCTTTAAACCGTAAAACTTTGTATTCTTCAGAAAGTAATTCTAAGGTCTCTTCATACTCTTCGAAGAAATCAATAAATGCTTGCTTTTCCGCTTCTGTTTGTGTAGCATACTTATCTTTTCTATTCTGCTTGTACTCTGGTAATATCTTTTTTCTATAACTAGAAGAACCCCAATCTGCAGTAATAATTATAGTGCCGCAGTTGTAAGAGTTTGCTAAAGATTTTACTGTTTCTACATACTGGTTTCGAAAATCTGTTCTACCTTGATGTTTCCACCGAAAAGCCAAGTTTAGTGCGTCTACTATTAGTACTCCGTCAAGAATACGTTCATTAAATTTAAAAGCCACCTATCCACTCCGTCTTTTCTGATTTTAACCAATCTTCTGCAAGTAGTACATAACAATTTAGAAACCTGATATACAAATACTCATCTGTATTTTCTGGTAAATTCTCTGTTACTACGAATACTGCTGATCGATCATACTTAAAAAATAGCATAGGCTTTTGATCGCCTCCTGCTGCTTGTACTACAACTTTCTTCCACCATCTGATAAGGTTATTTGTTTTCTTTGCTGTAAATACTTTATCGTTAAGTGCTGAATCTTTATAGTTTTTTACCTCTATACAATAGTGATTTCTCTGATTAGGGACATATAAGTCCCCTTTCAGATATTCGAGAGCACCAGAGGCAGGCACTCTTTCAAATTTCAGTCCGGTCGCTTGTCGAAGCATGTCCCTCACTAGGTACTCGCCTCTCGCTCCCTTCGCTCTTGAGTCTACCATCTTTATCCTCTTCTTCTTTTTTAGGAGGTTTTATCGTCTCATGTGTCCACCAACCTCTGCGTCTACCTGCTGACAATTACTTTTCCAACGTGCTGATGTTGCCATCCTTGACTACTTCAATTTTTTCAAGTAGAGGATGTGACCAGCCATGAGATACTATATAAGTATTCATATCTTCTCTCAATAGAACTTCTACTAGCTTCTCTCTTCCTTGATCGTCGAGTACGTTTGTTACTTCGTCTAAGAACAATATATTGATTTTAGACTTTGAAATACTACTCATTAGCTTACGAATTGCTATGAGAGTAGCGGTGTTTACTCTTGCCAACTCTCCGGAAGAGAGTGCTAGAATATCTACTACATTGCCATTATCTGTAATTTCTACATTTAACTTATCGTTTGAAACAACAAACTCTAAGGTAAAACGACCGTCAGACAGTTCGGCCAAGTACTCATTTGCTAATTCTTCTAGTTCTCCTACTAAGTTTTCTATCTTATATGCTAGTAGTCCATTAGTGCTGAACGCCTTCTTCAATACATCTAACTCAGACTCAAGCTTTTGGTTTCCTAAAAGCTTGCCATCGTACTCTTCTTGTTGCTCAACAAACTCCGCTGTTTGCTCTTGTATAACTTGTATACGAGTGTTTAACCTTGTTCGTCTTTCATTTTCTGCCGCGCTTTCTGCGAGTTGCGTTTTTGCTTCTCGTAGTCTGTCTTGAACCAGAAATAAGCTGTCTTCAAGCTGTTCTTGATCCAAGATGCTTGTAGGTAAAGTTTTGTCGAATGAACGCAGCAAGTCTTCCCAATCGCGCTGACCTTTTGCATTCCTTTCGAATTCTGCATTATTCTCTTTAATCTGTATAATTCTAGGTTTAATCTCATTAATTTTCTCCTGTGCAGACAAAAGGTTGGCCCTCTCACCTGCAATCATAGCCTTCTCTGCAGAAACATCAATAGGTTGCTTGCAAGTTGGGCATACTTCTTTTAATTTTTCTAACTTTGTGAGAGTCCGTTGAGCACCCGTAGCGGCTGCTTGTAAAGACCCCAATTCCTCTTGCAAATCATCATAAGACTCATGGCTAGTTACTTTCGAGTTTTGGATTGCCCTAACATCTATTTGATCTAACAGTCTCTTATAAGTATTATTTGTATTAATTTTTTTATTTTTTTCAGAGATATTTGCAATTTCTACCGTGAGAGAACTTAAAGCCTTCTCGTCTTCAGATGTATCAATTTGTAAATCCAACAGGGGTAGTATGAATGTATCACTCAACTTATTATCTTTTAACCATTTTTCTACTGTTGCAAGTTTACCAGTTATCGTAGAAGACCTACTCGAAACCTCTTTCGAAGCTGCTTTAAACACTTCAAATAACTCAACGTAACCTTCTAGGTGCAAAAGATCAATAAGAAACTTCTTACGATTTGCATCGGTAGCAGTAAGAAACTGCAAGCTCGCATTTGTATTTTGATATACTAGCTGCGAGAATGTTTTAAAGTCTACTCCAAGAACTTCCTGTAACGTCTTATATGTGTTTGTAGCCGTGTGGCTAGAGATGTCAGTACTATTCTTTTCGAGCTTCACTTTTATACTTGTTTTGCGGTTTACCGTAATCTCATACCTATCTTCATCTTTCGTAAAAGACAGGTAAATATTATAACCATTATTTACATAGCGGTTAGGAATGTCTGCTTTTTTAATGCCCTTTGAGTTTTTATTATACAATGCTTCCTCAATGATTAACGGTATGGAGGACTTCCCCATACCATTAGTACCAAGTATTTGTGTAACCGTATTATCGTTTAATTGTAACTCATTACCAGAACCGTAACTAAAGCAGTTATCCCATTTCAATGTTTGTAGTGTAATCATTGTATGTTCCTATGATGTCTGGTATCTTATCAGGGTTAATTTCTAGTATGTACGTTAGATACTCTACTAGTTCTTCTTGTACTGTCATGTCTTTGTCCATAATTAAGGAGGCTTCAGACTTTCTTTTTACTACTTTTTTATCTAACAACTCTGAGTTTTTGACTCCTGCTAGATCCTGTATATCTCCTTCTACTTCATAGATTGTATGATCAAACTCAGTAGCAACCATTTCTTCACTACTTGTAACTGTCTTACGAATTAACTGCGGAAGTTGAAACTCTTCCCATAGCCAGCTCCAGTCTCTATCATTAATAAGTAAATAACCTGTTTTTACTTTGTTTCTATGAAAAGAGGTAGTCATAGGACTACCTGGATATACTATATTTCTTTGTGTATTGCTATGAGAGTGCAAGTCCCCTGCAAACACAACTGGGAAATCTTCTAGCAACTCTAGATTGATTTCTGGTTTTACGTGCGGTGGTATCTCTCCCCTGACATGAGTAAATAAAGGCTTAGTCTTATCAAAATGCTCGACACTACCCTTTCTGTGCAGATCCGCATAAGGCAATATGCCGTATCCAAGATCATTATCAACGTAAGATATATCTACTACGTTGATAAAAGGATTAATATCTCTAGAAACTTGCTTCAACTGCGTAAAGAATGTTTTATTCTTTTTAGTTGCTTCATGGTTTCCATCATAGATAATAGTAGGAATCTTTACTCCTCGAATAAACGAGAAGTAAAGCTCCAACTCTTCCATATTCGGTAGACGATCAAAGAGATCGCCACCGATTATGTGCATATCACATTCTTTCTCTAGTTCGTAAACTTGTTGAAAAAACATTTGATAACGGTTTGTCGCCCACTTTACTGGAACGTTTTTCTGTCCCAGCTTGATGTGCCAGTCTGCCGTAAAAAGAATCATTTTACATTAAACTCCGCATCTAATGCTTCGTCATCAGTCTCTGCACCGTGATTACGGAGACGGTCTAACAATTCTTTTTGTGCGTCAGGAGTAGGACGGCTCATAACATCATCCATAGACTTGAGGTCTACGATAGATGCTACTTCGGTCTCTGTAAGAGCACGAGGCTTGCACTTCAATGCTTGGAGTTGATACTCTACATTGTAAGGCAATGGGCCCGTCTTTACTCGCTTGAAACAAATGTCCCAGCCAGTTGCAGTATCAGTAGGATCGCCCAAGTCTTCAGCAGCAGTAATAATTTGCTCCCATAACTTCTTCTTTAGGTTTGCTACTTTGACTACGCCATCGCTTGGGTCAATAACTTGACAAGCGTAGCTCCAGCCACATTTAAGGTCAGGATAGTACTCACGTACCCAGTCCTGCTCTTTGTTGTTAAATCTCTCAGAATTTCTATCGAAAGATAGACACTCTAAAGGAATGTTTTTTCCATTCTCTCCTTCAATCCAATAGACATAACGTGCAAGAATGTCGCCAACTACGCGCATCTTGTTATCGCCGTCCTTGTATTGAAAGGTATTGATGGATGATTTTTGGGCTCCGCCCGTTTGCTTATTAAATGATAGTGCCATTAGTGTATAGTCTCCAGTGTGACTTCTTCATAGATGAACGTTATTTCGTCCGGTAGTACTATGAGTAGCCTATTATCGTTAATTTCATCTAAGCCCACAGGACAATGTAGTGGGTCTAGCGTAGTTTTGTTATATGCAATATAATCTGCATAGCTTCTCAAGGAAGCCAGTGCGTAATATATGCATAGTTCTTTTTGTGTATACTTATAGGAATGGTACAGTAAGAAATCTCCGTGAAGAAGAAAACTAGAACCTGTAAAATTTTTATTAGAATATTTATAAATACGGTCAAACTTGTTACGAGGGATTTGTTGGTTTATTAACATTTCCATGATCGTATTACAAGCAGGAATATTCCCCTCTGCCGTATCAAAAACCTTCTTCCAATCAAATAAGAGCACTATTATACATCCTTTTAACCAAGTTGTCAAGAATTATTTTTTTAAAGGTACTTCATGTCCCAACCTTGCTTCATATAGAACCCGACACGATTTGAGGCTTGTTTTCTAGCCGTATTTCCTTTCAGGTGTATATCTATAACAACAGGACTGATTTTACCTTCTTTCTTCCGAATCACTCGACCTACAAGCTGTGTCAATAGTGGTTCATTGTTTATGGGGGTAGCTAGTATCAAACAACTAAGTGTATCAACCGATATACCCTCTGAGAAAATTGCCTGCGTTCCGTAAAGAACATTCTTATCTCCGTACAGAATTTCGTCTACAAGTTTTTCTCTTTCTTCATGTGGTACTTCTCCAGTAACACATACTGACTTATCCCCTGTTAGTATAGAACATGCTTTTAAAAAGCTAACTCTGTCACTTACTACTAGAACTTTATGCCCTTTTGCGGCGTAGGCCGCAGCAAGCATTGCTACAGTATGTCTATACTCTTCATCATTAGCTAACTTAGTTACTCTGTTAGCCCAAGGGGTTT